TTTATTTCACAGGAAATGATGAGCCTCTAGTATTAGCTAGCCATTTTCCTGATAATAGTACTACTGACCCCTTCTGGAAAGGCGGTTACGGTTCTGGAGCATATGTTAAAGGAGAGTTTGTATCCAGCGGAGGTTTATTTTGGAGGTGTGAGAAAGATGTTCAAGGTGTTACACCCTCTGAGACTAAAATACAGTGGCAGATAGTAAGAACTTATACAGTATATAGTGCTTCTACCGCATCTACAGTAGATGCTGCAGACCCAAGGAAAAACTCGTATGTTCAACATGCTAATACTATATGGAGAGCCGTTAGAGCAAGTACAGGTATAACCCCTGGTACAAATGAAAGTGCATGGACTAGAGGGGATACTTGTGGTAAGTTACTCAAATCTTGCAAAATTAGATATCAAGGACTGCCTATTGCTAACGGTGTTTCAATACCCTCTTCTGCAGTAGATACAAATATCCCTTTACCTTTTGGGGGCTTCCCCGGAACTAGGAAGTTCCGTTAATGGAGCATTTAGACGATATTACAAAACATTTTGAAGAAGAGTACCCTAGGGAAGGTTGTGGTATTCTTTCCGTAGTGAAAGGCAAGAAGGTATGGAATCCTTGTACAAATTTAGCAAAAAATGAAGAAGACTTTATACTTGATTCTGCTGAGTTCTTAAAAATCAAAAGAACATCAGATATAATAGCAATAGTACACAGCCATCCTGATGCAAGTCCAGAGCCTAGCGAAGTAGATATAAAATACTGTAATACTCTAGGGATTCCTTATTATATTTTTAGTTACCCTGATATGGAGTTACACGTATTAGACCCTGAACTTAATACTACTGAGCTATATGGAAGAGAGTATGAATTTGGAGTAACAGATTGTTTCGAGGCTACTAGGGACTATCTAAGTACTAAAAATATAATTATTCCAAAAAGAGCAATGTTCGAAAATGACTGGTGGGAAAAGGGATTAGATTACTTCAATGATGAACTGATTTCTGAGTGGAATCATAGTCCTGTAGAGTTATCGGAGATACAAGAGAATGATGTACTAATTTTCAAAGTTTTAGCAGATACAAATAATCACTGTGGTGTGTATATAGGCAATGACTGCTTTTACCACCACGCAAATGAAAGACTGTCTTGTAGAGAGAATTTATACCCTCTATGGCACAAATATTTAGTAGGAGCTTATCGATATGATGCGTAATATATATTTAGAAGGGGAAATGGGTGAGAAATTCGGAACACATTTTCAATTTAACGCTCCCACAGTACAAGATGCTATAAAATGCTTAGATGCTAACTTTTCAGGGATAAAAAAATATTTTATAGACTGCCATGAAAATGATATAGGGTTTGAAATAGACGTAGCTAGTAATAAATTAGATTATGAAGTAGAGATGCTTATGACTCTTCAGGAGGGAGATATAACAATTACTCCTATTCCTGCCGGCTCTAAATCGGCTACCGCAAAGATACTTGCAGCAATAGCTATGGTAGTAGTAGCTATCTATGCTCCTGCACTGCTAGCAGGTATGCAGCTTTCCGCCGCAGGCACCGCACTGGTACCGGGTACCCTGGCTGCTAGTTCTGGTGGTGGCCTCTTAGGCTTTGCAGCAGCTAATATAGGAGCTCTTCAAATGGGCTTAAGTATGATGGCCATAAATTTAGCTATGGCTGGAATAAATCAAATGATGGCTCCTGACCCCGCTACTGATGGAGACCAAGAATCGTCCTATCTATTCAACGGGTCGGAACAAAATGTAATACAAGGGGACCCAGTGCCTGTACTATATGGACGCTTAAGAATACCTGGACAGCCAATAAGTTTCGAAATTGCAGGAGTAAATTCAAGAATTAATTCTTTAGGGTTTGACTCTATTGGAAATAGTATTGCCTCAAACATGAGAGCGGGCTAATAGCCCATAAAGGAATTATATAATGCCCCAACAATCCATAAATGCATTTGATAGACGTCGATATTCCTCAAGTAATGATGGCTTAGCGAGTGCCGTTACTAGAAGTACAGAGCAAACTATACTAGTTTCCGATCTACTTTCGGAAGGGCCTATTGAGGGTCTTGTAGGAGGGGGCGCAGGTATATTTTTAAATAATGATGCTCTTCAAAACGCAGAACAGACCGCTATGCAGCCTGCAAGCGGTATTCTTGGAGCTTTTGTTGCAAATAGTACTACTGTAAATGTTAACCCAGGAGTTGGTACTTTTAACGCTTCTGTAGGAAGTGAAGGCAAAAGGTATCTTATGGTTTATGGAGTTTATAGTACTTCGGTTACTATGTCTGATATATCACTACCTACTAGTGGCTTTACTTTTACAGGCAGCCCTTTTGATTCTACTTTCGGACAAGTAAAACGAATACCAATAGGAGGTAATGTTGTTCTTACAAAAACTGCGGGAAGCGATATGGCAGCTACATGGGCGCATCCTGCTGCCAATAATGGGGCTGCTATTGTAACTGCCCCTGCTACCGATACTTTATTTACAAATCTCAAATTATCTCAAAGTGGTCACGATTTACGTGGGGGACTTAGTAATGTTAATGTGACTAACCAAACCGCAACCTTTACTTGGGGAGGACAACGTAGTTGGAAGCTACTAATGTCTGATGCAGATAGAGCAAACGGTGTAGTACACACTTTAGAGGCAGGAGTATTTCTAGAGATAGCTTCTATTAGTGGTAACACTATTACTCTTGTTCAGGCTCCTGGGTTTGCTGGTAATTATAGATTTGGTATTACTAAAACAATACTAGATGATGACGCGACCGGATCAGAAAGAGCCATACTTGAAGAGAAATACAAAAATGCAGGGTGGAGTTTTAACTCAGGAACTGTAGACCAAGCTCCTCTGCCCACAATAGAGGGAGTAGGTACTACTTCTGTGGCTTTAAGTGTTTCAGACTCAGCATTAGATAAGAACGCAGCTAGAATAGTTACTGCTTCGGGGGCTCAGGCTTCTGAAATTGATGAAGTAAAAATTTTAATAAACTATCCTTCAGGTTTATACTACGTTAGTGAGAGGAGTGGTAGAGAGTACCCAGGAGGAGTAGCCTATAAAATAGAACTAGGTATAGATAATGGGGCCGGGTTTGTGTACAAGATACTAGAGGGCCCTGGGGGTAAAAAGTACAACGAGGTGCCTGTATGGGTTCATAGCGGTCTACATAAGAGTGGTATATCTTTTGAAATGAGATTTAGTTTAGAGGAGAAGCAACCTTTTAACGGTTTTAAAGTACGAATAACAAGAATGACCCAACATAACCCTAATGATGGAGGGGCAGTTTCCCCCGGGCTAACTACTCAAAAAACTAGATATAAGAGCGTGTACACTAGTGTGATCTCTAGTGTAATAGGCATAATAAAGGAAAAATTATCATACCCTCACACTGCAATGGCTAATGTAACTTTTAGCTCAAAATCTTTTGATAATGTTCCTACTCGTAGCTACGACTGTCAAGGGCTAAAAGTAAAAGTCCCTTCCAATTATGTCACTAGGGAACAAAATCCTAGCAATACAGATAGAGGAAAGGTTGCTTTGTATACTCGTAACGCTGCAGGAGTAATCACGGACCCTCCTGTAGCTCAGTTATGGGACGGGGACTTTTCAGATGACTTAGTGTATACAGACAATCCTGCCTGGGTATTTTATGATGTATTAACTAATAATAGATATGGCCTAGGGGATTATTTAAAGAGTACAGATATAGATAAGTATTCTTTATATAAAATTTCAAAGTATTGTGATGAATTAGTGCCTGATGGAAAAGGAGGTACAGAGCCTCGTTTCCGTGCAAATATATATCTTACAAAAGCCACCGATTCTTATAAAGTATTAAAGGATATGGCCACTATATTTAGGGGTATTCTATACTGGACTGACTCCACTTTTAGGCCTGTAATTGACCAAAAAACTGAACCTGTTTACACTTTTTCTAGAAGTAATGTAATAGACGGCACTTTCAACTATGAGACTACGGGGTCTAAAACTCGTGTAAACCAAATGGTAGTTGATTGGATAAATCCAGAGGCAGAGTATAAATTAGAACCTATTATTGTAGAAGATAGGGAAAATCAGATTAAAACTGGAGTAATAAAAAGTGAAAAAGCTGTAGCCTTTGGGTGTACTTCAGAAGGGCAAGCAATAAGGTATGGTCGGTGGAAGTTATGGACAGCACTGAATCAGACTGAGATAATTAACTTTTCAACTTCTGTAAATGCCGCGTTCCTATCTCCTGGAGATGTAGTTAATATTCAAGACGAAGCAGATTTTAATATAGCTTTCAGTGGGCGAGTTAACTCTTGTACTTCTTCTGCAATTACTATTGATAGAGCAATTTCTTCAGACTTTGCAGGGGGTCACACTTATACTATAGCTGTAATACTTCCTAAAAGAACAGTACTACTTAATCAAGATAGTGCTGTAATTGATGATAATGGAGGAGGTACTTCAACCTATAATAGAGGGGACGACATAACTCACGCCGATGTACAAGGAACTACTACTCAGTTATTACATGCTACTAATGAGGATTTAACACGTAGGCAAGTTGAAAGTGCTGTAGATACCTCGGGTAATTTGCTAAACTTACAGTATATAAATGAAACAGTAGTGGAAGAAAGAACTCTAACTACAGGAAGTACTACTACAGCAGATGGTCGAGATACTATTCCTATTTCTTCAGCTTTTTCTGTACTTCCTACTAATGGAGATGTATGGGCTATAAAACAAGTTAGCACAGCGGGAGAGACAACTGCAGCGTCCTATAAAGAATATAAAATATTAGGTATAGCTGAAGGCGCGAAAGAGGTGTATAGTATAGTAGCGGCAGAATATTCAGCCCAGAAATTTGATTCTGTAGATTCAGAGTTTCTATTAGCAACAGCAGATCCGTTGTATCCTCCAGAAAATACAGAAGAAGTACCTCCTCCGCGTAATTTACGGGTACTGACAACGTCTAATCCTGATCAACCAGGCGAAGAAGTAATGGTTGAATGGGACTCTCCTCTTGCTGCAGGCTCTTCAGGAGTTTCCACAACATATGAACATTTAGCAGAATTCAACGTGTCTCAAACTTTTAGTAACGTTAGAATTCCCGCTAGCTCGTTTGGTGGAGGATTTGTACAGCTCCTTGGAGACAGAGTTACTGTTCCAAGCGAAACACGAAGTTTAAAATATTCGGGGGTTCCAGACGGGGTACACACAGTAACTGTACAAACCGTTAGTGGGAAGGGAAGAACCTCAAAAAAAGTATCTGCTGTGGTAAATATAGAGGATATTTTTGAGGGAAACTTTCCTCGCTTAGGCGGCTTAATAAAAGGTGGTTTTTCTACAAGTGATGTAGCAGTAATAGATTCGGGGTCTCAAAAAGGCTCTGTTAAATTTGGTAAAACATCTCTTGTAACTGCCCCTTTACCTGATATAAATTTAGCTAAAAGGAATACAAGTGCTGATGCAAATAGCTATGGGTTATCTTGTACAGCATTAGCACATAGTAGTTGGCCTTACCAAGAAGACGGAGTTGACTTAGGTTATTTAATGATGGACTTTAGTGCTTTCGATGCCAGTAATGGGTCAGCTAATGCTCTTAAATTAATAGCAAGAAAACTAGATACTACTACATATGGTAGATCTATATCCTACTGGTATGATGGTATTAAATTTGTAGCAGATGCTGATAGTATTTGGACAAGTTTAGGTACTTGTACAATGACTAAAGACTCTAGAAAAATTGTAGGCTCAGGATTCTCCTCTTTAGAACTAGGAAGAGTAATTACTGTGGGCAGTAGTTATGCAGCAAAAATTGCCTTAATAGAAAGTAACACTGTAATGTATGTAGACTTTCCGTGGACTGTAGCAACTGCTACTAGCCAAGCACTAAAAGGACAAGAGTTAATTATTGATTATGAAAATGATTTCATAATTGCACCAGTCAGTTATAACGCGAGTGGAACAGACTCAGCTGGGTACAGTGGTAAGTACGCGTTAGGGGGCGAGAAGAATACAATGTCTTTCTTGCAAATTACCCCTGAACTTGCTGGTATAGGTAAAAGTGTAGTAGTTACCTCTACTTTGAACTTCTTATCATACGATGCAGACGAAGCACAATTAACCAGTATACCTAATACAGGTATAGTACTAAGTGCTTCTGCTATTGGATGGACTAATCCAGAGTTTCAATTCACAGGGGGAGGTTTTAGTCAAGTAAATCAGGCGGCAGAAAGCGGTTTTACCGCAGGACAGGATGGTACAAGAGATTTCACAGTACATAATAACGCTTCTGCTGTAACGTATACTGCTTTGCCAGCAGACTTTACAGTAACAGCAAGAGAAGCTCTTGATCCTGACAATTCAGTTACTACTAAGTCCTCAATATTCTCTATAGGTAAACTTAAAGAGGGTTCACAGGGTAATTCTGCGGCTGTAGTTTATTTATACAAAATGTCAGAAAATGTACCTGCGAGTATAGATGACACTAGTTCCTTTCCTACTGTTACAGTATCTATGACCACAGGTAAAATTATTGCCGCATCAGGATATAGTATTAGTAGTAATCAAATTATGGATTCTTCAGGGAGCGGAACTGGATGGTATACTGTAGTAACAGATACAAGTGTAACTGACGGTGTACAATGGGTATCAGCATCTAGTGCTAGTGGTACGGGAGCTTCCGATACAATTGCTAGGACAGAATGGACAGATCCTATACAATTTAGTGGTTCTCCAGGGGCCTCTGGTGTAAGTAGTGCTCTTGTAGAGCTTTATCAGCGAACCGATAGTACTAGCGCGCCACCTGACCCTAGCGCTAATCTTACTTATACGTTTGCGTCAGGTGTTTTAACAAATAGTCTTGGGCAGCCTGCTGTAGCATCTGGAACTACTCCTGCCGATTTCAATAGTTGGGTTACTGCTGCTACTAGTCCAATTGATACTGCAAAATACTTATGGAAAATAACCGCGCCTGCTATATCTACCGAAACTACAGATGTTATTGAGCCTGCAAACTGGGCTACTGCTATACTTGCAGCTCAGTTTGGAGCAGAGGGGGAGGAAGGGGAGGAAGGAGAGCGTGGAAAGCAGAATTTTGTAGGAACTTTATTTTATGGTACTGGAATACCTGATACTAATAATAATGGTAGTCCGAATAGCCCTCCTAGCCTGCCCTCTGGGGGAGCTTTTACTTTTTCAGATAAAACATTCACTACCAGTACCATCGCCGATGGTAGTGAGAGTATAGTAGATAAATGGTCTTTTACAAGCCCTACGTTTACTTCTAGAGATGGAAGTAATCAGAAGCTATTTTACTATGCTTGTTCAGTTACTGCTATAGAAGAAGACAGCTTAAATGGTACTTCTACCGGAGGCAACCTTGTTTTTAATAACTTACATATTATACATAGTTTTTCCGGGGTTGTGGCTTTTACTGATTTAAGTGCCAATACAAGTACGGTAATTCATGGAAATAATATTACTACAGGGATAATACAAAGTGCTAGCAGTAACTATGGTACTGATGCAGAGGGTCACTTTGCAACAAGTGGAACACACCTTGACTTAGATGATGGAAGGCTTCGTTCCCCTAAGTTCTATATTGATGGTAGCGGTCTTGGGTTTAAAGATGGAGCAATGGGAGGAACCAATTCTTTAGGGGGTACAATAACTGTAGGTAATAAGGTCATTATTGATGGAACTAACGAGAAAATTGAAATAACAGACGGAACAAACGTCAGGGTTAAGATAGGCAAGCTATCCTAATAGGTACCAAAAAATAAAACTTGACTAAACAGGTCCTTTAGGATATAATTTGACAATGGAGAAAAAGACATGAGTGCAGGTACGTACAACTTAGTGGTTGACCAAGGGTCCAGCTTTGCTCTTGACTTGATAATTAAGCAGTCAGGAGCCGCTTTAAATTTGACCAATTATACAGGTCGGGCACAGCTGCGTACATCACATAGTGCCGGCTCCGCCGCTGCTAGTTTTACAGTGACCAAAACTAATGCTAGTGGTGGTGCGCTAAAATTAGAACTGTCCCCTGCTACTACAGCGGGTTTAGCTGCTGGGCAGTACGTATATGATTTGGAAATTTACACAGCTAGTGATGCTATTGTTAAACGAATACTCCAAGGAGACCTAACTCTCACCCCAGAAGTTACCAGATGAGTACTCAAACTACTTTAGAACTAACTGAAGAGGTTACGGATGTTACGGTAACAGGGGATACTATTAGTGTTAGTATAACTGATGATGTCACAGAGGTACAAGCGTATACTTTAGCAATACCTATAAACTCTCCCGGTCAGCTTGCCGCAGATGCAGTTACTGTAGTGCCTTATGCCACTATTACATCTGAAAACTTGCAAGACGCTTTAGAAGAATTAGCAGACCAAAATTTCAGAAGTGCCGGTGCCCCTACTGCTAATATAGGGGAAGGAGATACATGGTATGACACAGATGACGATCAATTTAAAGTCTATCGAGAGACAAGTACAGGTGTTTTTCAGTGGGTTCCCATAATAGTGGGTACAGCTGGAAGTGACTCAGATACAATAGACGCAGGATCCTACTAGGATATTTCGGAGTTTTATAAATGGCTCAAACAATGAAAATCAAACGCAGTACGGGTACAGGTAAACCGTCCTCTGTTGCACAAGGCGAGCTATTTTATGCATATGGTAGCGGTAGTACTTATGGTAAGCGTTTATCTATAGGCCATGTTGATGGAGGGGGCAATACTCCCGAAATCATTGGAGGCTCCTTCTTTACAGATATGCTCGACCACACAGCGGGGACGCTAACTGCTAGTAGTGCAGTACTTGTGGATTCAGGCGGCTATATAGATGAAGTTAAAGTTAAGGCACAAGGAGCACTTAAGCTTTCTGAAGCAACCGCAAACGGTAGTAATTATGTAGGATTAAAAGCTCCTGCAACTGTAGGAAGTGACTTAGTGTATACCTTGCCTGCCGCAGCTGTCGATGGTAGGTTCTTATCTACTGACGCATCTGGTGTTTTAGCCTGGACTGCAGTAGCAACTTCCTTTGACGTAGGGGCAGATAGCGGTTCTAATGATAGTGTAACTCTTGGAGAGACTTTAAACTTTACGGGTACAGCTAATGAAATTGAAACCTCTGTTTCTGGCAATCAAATAACTATAGGAATGCCTAATAACGTAACAATTACGGGCAATTTAACAGTTAATGGAACTACCACAACAATTTCAACAACAAATACTACGGTAGAGGACGCATTACTAGAGCTAGGTACCGGAACTTCAGGTACACCTGCAAACGATGCAGGTATTGTAATAGAAAGGGGCTCTGCCGATAACGCCTTTTTTGGCTGGGATGAAAGTATAGATAAGTTCGTTGTAGGCACGGGGTCATTTACCGGTGCTAGTACAGGCGATTTAACTATTGCAACAGCTACTCTTTTAGCAAATTTAGAGTCTTCGAGTGTAACAATTACTGGTGGATCAATAACAGGAATTACAGACATCACTGTAGCAGATGGTGGAACAGGACTTTCAGCAGTCGCAAAAGGCTCTATCCTAGCAGCAAATACAGCAAACGTTCTTTCCGCTGTTGATGGTGGGGGTTCTACAGATAAATTCCTATTATATACTGCAGCTTCTGATACAGTTTCTTGGACTAATACAGTAGACGGAGGTATATACTAGTAATGACACAAACTATTAAACCAAAACGTAAGTTCTCAACTGGAGCACCCGCTGCTAATCAATTAGATCAAGGTGAAATTGCTATAAATACTGCTGACCAAAAAATCTACATGAAAGACGATAATGGTGCTGTCATTGAAGTGGCAAACGTATCAGTGCCGGGAGCAACCGTAGACGACGCCACCGCTCTGGCGATTGCATTAGGATAAAATTATGGCAAATACATTTAAAAATGCTTCAGCAGCAAGTGTAAATCATTTAGCATATGTTGACTTATATACTGCTGGAAGTGGAGTAACTACTGTAATTCTTGGTTTAGCACTTTGTAACAAAACAGCAGATGCTGTAGATGTTACAGTGCAAATGCAAGATACCTCTGCTTCCAGTGCAGATTTTCAAGTTCTTGATACTGTGAGTATACCAGGACGTACTACATTGGAAGTATTAGCAGGGCAAAAATATATTTTAGAAACTACTGATGTCTTACGAGTTAAAGCAGGAACAGTCTCCGCTATTGACGCAATCTTAGGGATCATGGAAATTACCTAATGGCTTTAACACTGATTAATAGTTTAAGTATACCTCCTAATACGATTGTGGAAGCGGATATTTTAAACGATTCCGTAACCGCAGACAAGTTAGCTAACTCAATTAATGCCGAGATCACTGCTAACACTGCTAAGGTAACTAATGCTACACACACAGGTGATGTAAC